CTATAAAATATTGCGCTTAATTACTCCCGTCACCCGCAATAACCGTCGGACATCTTCAAACGGGATTTCGAATTCAGGGTAGAAATATTCTCCCTCCATTGGGCCGTTCTCATGCTTCATGTGGTTGTCGCTCATGCAGCGGAATGCCTTTTTATCCTTGCTGTAATACAGGCGTTTGAGGAAACGGTTTTCTTCCGTCTCTATCACGTACACAGTTCCGGGTTCAATGAAGTGTTCGTTATATTGACGCAGTCCGATCACGCATCCAGCAGGATAGTTCGGAACCATGCTATTGCCGTAGACACGCATCGCAAATTCGCTGTCTTTGAGCAGGCCGCCTATTTCGATCACACCTACGGGTGCCGTCTGCATCATCTCCATACCGTACTCGGTTCCTGCTGCAACCTCGGCGTCATAATACGGGATCACTCTGCCAGAGCCGATCGTGGTCTTACTTTCATTTAATTCGGCAATATCAACCTGAATGTCTCCAAACTTATCTATAAGTTTCGCAATAGTCTCTTTGGGAGTAGCGTCTTTACCCCTCTCCATTTGAGAAACAAAAGACTGCCCAATTCCTAAAAACTCGGCAACCTGTTTTTGTGTTAGGCCTTTTTGCTTTCTAAATATACGAAGATCAAATTTCATAAATTTTTCTTATGAATATTTCTTATATATTTATTTGATATTAGAAATATATTTCTGATATTTGCGTCATCAACATAACCGAACACGACAAAGGTACGGAAGAATTGACGATTTTAGAGTGTAAATATATACAAATTCCAATCTACATAAAAAAGTAACGTAGCATCAACCCGATAACCATAAAAGCAAATGAAACATATGCAACCCACTCGCAAATCGAAAAGAACATCAATTTACCGGAGACTGAAATTGTTTTGTATTCGCCGTCGACGGAAACAACGTCGGGAGGAAGTTTCAATTCTTGACTTAAGGTATCGAATCGTTTTTCGATATTGCGCCTTACCCGATTTGTGGCGTAAATATTTCGATATAGAACGAGACCAAGAGCAAGCAAACATATTCCGTTTAGCGATACTGTCGCAATGTTTGTCCAATATAAACGACATGAATAGCAGGCGGATATGTACTCCGGATTGTCCGATTCGGGCCGAATTAATGAACACGCCAAAGTAAGGATTGTTGCCGAGGCTATGAACATCGTGGAGTGAACGCGGTATTTCCAAATAGCCAGTTCGTTCGTCAGTGAGCATAGATCTTTTGCAAGGGCATCTGCATACTTCAGAACATCTTCAAAGTTAGCGTTGTCGGGTTGCATAGGTCGGATGTATAAATACAAATCGGTGACACTCATAAAACCGAACAATACAAACGTTCGGAAATATTTACGGATTCAAAGTATAAATATCTACAAAATAAACGAAATACGCAAATTATGATTGGAATTTATTCTGACGCAGACATTCAGCATAATGCTTTTGCAAAAGGGATTAGGGAGGTCGATCAGCGAAACGATCGGACGGAATCGATCAATATACGCAGAGAGATTCGCTATCAGCTGGGAGGCCGGACGCCTTTCCGATTGCATGGGATATTTGTGCGAGGATTGAGCCGAACACAATACTGCTCACGACAGGACGGAGAGGTTGCACATACGCCTGCCGAGCGGGATGCCTTGCAACGCATCTTCCGAGAGCATGGGGTTAGATCGCCGTGGGGGTTATGAAAACGGACCGTCTGCTGACGCCCCGCGAGCGCGAGATTCTGGGACTGCTGGCGATAGAAGGGCTGACGGTAAAGCAGGTTGCCGACCGGATGTGTGTAGTCGTGCAGTGCATCTACAATCACTTGCAAGTGATGTACGACAAAGCAGGCGTGAACCGCGCCACGCATTCGCTGGTGAGTTGGTGGTATCGGCAAAATTTCGGGATCACCTTCGACATCCCTGACAAGGCGCGTAAGATTGGCGCGATGTTGCTGCTGGCGCTTTTCGCCGTCGAGGTGACGAATACGAATCTGATCTGCCGAGTTATGCGGGCGCGGCGGGGTAGAAGGAATGAAGTAGAATTTTTGATTGAAGGTTAATAGAGCGATGAACATCCGAGATATACAGAATGCGCTGATCGAATCGGCCGATCTCGTGGCTTTGGCCGTGTGCCGTCGTAATGCTCCGAAGTCGGACATGATGACACGTCGGAAATTGTACGAGAGCTATCCCAACGACTGGCTCGACTATCATATCAAGCGGAAGAATATCCAGGGAATAAAGGCCGGAGCGGCTAAAAACTCTGCGATACTGTTCAGCCGGCTCGAAGTCGAAGCGCTCCTGAAAGCCGAGAAGATCGACGGGGCAGGATTGAAATGAGAGCGCCCCGAAGCCGGAGGTGTTCATGATTGGAGTTTTTGAGAGAAGGGTGTTTTGCGGCTTCGGGGCTTAGCAAAGGTTTGCGCGCCTTTAATGTGCTGTATCTTTTCATATTTATTATTGTATTCCTCGCTGTCCTCCGTGAGGCTCGCAGCAGGACGACGGCCGGGAAAGACCGGCAAATGGTGTAGTGGCGGAATGGTAGACGCACACAAAAAGATGGGCTGATAGTGGTCGGGCAACGCAAGTTGCGGATGACGCTCCTCGGAAAGCAGCCGTGCAGGTTCGAATCCTGCCTACACCACAACGATTTTTAAAGTATGACTGGCTATGAAAATGATCTATCGCGATGTCATACAAGGCGATGAGTATCGCGTGTATGATTTGACGCCCGAAGAGGTGCAGTGGCAGAATGACAAGGATCGCGGAATGTTCCGGCGAGCGATTCTGCGCAATACGATGAAGCGGCTCGTCCGCAAAATCCTGTTTTTCCTATGAAAACGCCAAAAGAAGAATACGCGGTTTATCCGAGTTTGAGTGTACCGGCCCGTTACGGGTATGACCTGCACACGAAGTCGAAAGCCGAGCCGATTGTGGTGGTCTGCGGTATGGAGGAACCGAAAATACATCTTGTTCCTTCCGAACTGCAAGAGTTCGCCAGACAGATCAACGAAGCGATCACCCATGATCTCGGGCTGGAATCCGGAACCTGCGAGGTTGAATATAGAGGTCTGACGACTTCGGTCGATTTCTACGCGGAATACGGATCGAGTATCGGCGGCAGCCACGACGACGGCAGCGTGGAGCGCTACGCCGAATACACGGGCGACAGGGTATACGTTCGCGTGGTATATGACCAATATGGCCGAGAATATCCGGACTATGCAATAATCCTTGAAAAGCAACTCAACTAATACATATTCAATTATGGAAGAAGCAAAAGTAACCAGCAACGCCACGGCGTTGATTCCGAATGCGGATGCGTTCGAAGGGCAGATGCCCGATCTGAGTAAAGCCCAACTGGCTCCTTTGGAGATCAGTTCGGAGTATTGGTCGCCCAAAGAGAAAGGCGAGAAACGCCGGATGTTTTTCATGGATCTCCGTTCCGAGAAATCGATCGACGAGCAGAGCGGGCAGGATATCGATCTGTTGGTTGCCTATTTCGTGGAACCGGTTGATGGCCGCAAGCGCGTCGTCCGGCAGGCGAGCCGCCGACTGACGGCCGTGTTCGAGAATTTTCAGAAAACGATCCGTCCGGGTATGGCCTTCGAAATTACCTACATGGGCAAGGAACGCAATGCGACCAATTCGTTCATGTCTGACCGGTGGGCGATCGTCCCCCTCAAAGTAGAACAGCAATGAGTGATTTCGGCTTCGATGTTTTCGATCTGACGGGTGCAGCACCGGCGGGTGAACCGCTTGCGGCGCTACACTTCGACCGTGAGGAGTACACACCGTTCGAGCAACTGCTGGAGCATATCCGGCAGTTGCCGGATCGGCCGGATCGAGTACCGGTGAAGCGGCTTAACGTGAACGGCAGGGTCGTGTCCGATAGCATGGAGCGTTACCTCTCCCATGCGGGCGAAAGCAGCAGCCTATTGAAAGAAGCCCTGAAATCGCCCCGCCATTACCTGATCGCCCGCACTTCGGAGCTGAAATCGAAGAATACGCACCATTTCGACTTCGGTACCTTCGTCCACTCGGCCATCTTGGAACCATCGAAGTTCTCGAAGGTTCGCGTCCTGCCGCAAGCCAGCAAGACCACGGCCTCCGGCTGCCGGCGGTTGATTCGTTACTACTGGGAGCTGCTGGGCATTCAGGGGAATGCCGATCTGTCCGATCAGAAGATCGGCGCATTGCGTGTGCAGATCGATACGCTCCACACCGCGGCGAAAGAGGCAGGTTATACCTTCATCAAGGAGGACGACGCGAAGATCGTCGACGTGATCCGCATCGCCTACAAAACCTACGGCGGCGGCATCCTCCCGAAACTGATGCAGTACGTGAAGGCCGAGACATCGATGTACGGGACGGATCCCGATACGGGCATGAAGGTGAAGATTCGACCGGACGGAATGCTGCTGGAGGAGAATTTCGGCATCAACGCCATTCTGTCGATCAAGACTACGAGTGCGTCCTCCGTGCAGGCTTTCTACAACGAATGCGCGAAGTACCGCTACGAGCTTTCCGAAGGAATGTATTTGAAAGTGGCCAGCGAAATCACCGGACGCCCCTTTACGGCAACGCTCATGGTGATGATCCAAAATACCGCGCCTTTCCAGATCGCCGTGATCTTCTGGGATGCGGAGGATTTGCAGATCGGCAAATACAAATATGCGCAGGCCCTCGACATCGTGAAGCGCTGCAAAGCGTCTGGCAGTTGGCCCGGGTTCGATGCACTGGCCGAGGAGGGTGCCTTCGGAATTATTCAGGGCAAACTGCCCGGCTATATCAAGTCGGAACTGCTGCCGCAATACCTGCCCGATGTCGAAGTCGATTAAGACGCTGGACGAAGTGTTCAGCCGCTACATCCGACGGCGGGATTGCCCGAATGGGATCGGCCGCTGCATCAGTTGCGGAGCATTGATAAGTTACGATACCTGCGATGCGGGTCATTACATCGTCCGAGCGCATACGGCGACACGGTGGAACGAAACAAACGTCCACGCCCAATGCAGGATATGCAATCGACATAAATACGGCAATCAGAAGGCTTACCGCCGTCGTTTGGTCGAATTGTACGGAGTGGAAGCAGTCGAGGAATTGGAACGGATGAAGCACCTGACAGTCTGCCTTCATGAGAGTGACTATCGGGAATTGATAGAATATTATAAAATCAAATTGAATAGGTTATGATCGATCTTAAAAATTACGCTCCGCAATCGCCGGAGTTCAAACTGCCGAAAAACGTATCGTTCCCGCGTGTAATCTTCGAAGGGGCGAAGGACATGGACGAAATCAGAAAACATCTGTCGGGAAAATTTATTGCCGAGAGCGTAACCAATGCCAAAGCCGTCCGGTTTCTCGACAGTTACGAGAGAACATCTATCCGAGCCAACTATTCGGAGTTGATGGAGGACGAACAGCCGAAACTCGAAACGCAACTTGCCGAGATCGAAGCGCAGTGTAAGCAACTGACGAAGGATGCCCGCGAGAAATTGCAAGCTGTCGTTACTCAGATCCGCGATCTGGTTTATCAAGTCAAGCGCGGAGAGAAGGAGGTGGATTTACCGAGCGATACGACGGTAAAGATGGCCTTGTGCGGACACTATCTCTACTACGCATGGATCGATGGGCGGTTCCAACTGTGCAAAGTCGAGAAGATTCCTTCGTGGGACGAGCAGAGCCTCTTTGCCAATCTGGAAACCAACAAGCAGGCATTCCTCGACGTGCTGGGGATCGACATGAACGAAGCGACCTATGAGCAGACTTCAACATCGTCGGGGCCGGAGGAGTAGCTATGTCCGGCAATTGCAGAGCGATTATTGGCAGGAGGTGTGCCGGATCGTGCGTCTTCGCGACGGCCACCGCTGCCAGCTTTGCGGACGGAGCTATTCACTGGAAATCCATCACAAGACCTATTACGTCGACGGCCAATCCATCGTAGGCAGAGAAAAAGAGCACTTGGATTGTCTGATTACACTCTGTGCGGAGTGTCACCAAAAGCAACATAACCATCATGGCCAGGCAAAATAAAGACACGTTTCTTCTGCGGCACGATTTCTTTCCGCAGATCAAGATGCTCGCGATGGAGCAGCGGGGCAGGCTGTTGACCGCCATTTATGCGCACGCGACGGAAGAGGAGCTGCCGGAAATGGATGAACTGACTACGCTCTGTTTCGGCTTCATCCGTGCGTCGCTGGATGCGAACGCCAAAAAGTATTACGCGGAGTGCGAGCAGAACCGCGAGAACGGCCGCAAGGGCGGTCGGCCTAAAAAAGCGGACGGTTTCGAAGAAAACCGCACGGTTTTTTCGGAAAGCGGCGGTTTTTCTTCAAAACCGGCAGGAAACCGCGAAAACCCTATTGAATCTGTATCTGATTCTGATATTGATTCTGAATCTGATTCTGTCTCTGTTTCTGAATCTGAAACGCGCGAAGAAGAGAGAGAGAAATTTTTCGAGATTTTCTTTTTCCGGAATTTTCGAAACCCTGCAAACGAAGTCGACAGGTTCGTTAATCACTACCAGGCTACCGGATGGATGCGCAAGGGAGAGAAGGTCGTAGACAAGGCGGCATTGGCCCGTGCATGGACCGAAGAAAAGACGTCGGAACCCCTGCGTTATCCGGTGAGGTTTCTGCAATGCTGGCATGAAATCTACGACAGGCTGTCGACGGTGGCTGTATGCCGCGATATGCTGACTGATCTTCAAGGCGTGGAGATAACGCGGGATCGGCTGACGCTGACGGTATCCAGCAGAAGACTGGCGGCGTTGATCGAAGGAAATATACGCCTCGCCAAACCGATTCTCGATTATCATTATCCCGGACGTACCCTTCATTATCGGGTTCCGAAAGGAGTGTAACAAAAGCTTTTACCGCAATGGAATCAACGAAACAGATTAAAATCGAAATCCGCAACCGTTGGACGGGCTCGGTCGTATTTGAATACACGAAAGAGGGAAACACAATCACCGAAACGGTTTTGGACGCTATTAGGCGCGATGCCGACCTGCGCGATGCCAACCTGCGCGATGCCAACCTGCGCGATGCCAACCTGCGCGATGCCAACCTGTGCGATGCCGACCTGTGCGATGCCAACCTGTGCGGTGCCAACCTGTGCGGTGCCGACCTGTACGGTGCCGACCTGTGCGATGCCAACCTGCGCGATGCCAACCTGCGCGATGCCGACCTGCGCGGTGCCAACCTGCGCGATGCCGACCTGCGCGGCGCCGACCTGCGCGGTGCCAACCTGTGCGATGCCAAGGGATGTTATCTATCATGTCCGACTGAGGGTAGTTTCATCGGTTGGAAAAAAGCCTCTGGGCATATCGTAAAATTACGAATTCCGGAAGATGCACGGCGCAGTTCGGCAACGGGACACAAATGCCGTTGCGATAAAGCATACGTCATGGAGATTCAGAACATGGACGGCACCAAGGCAACTGAGGATACCGTTCGTTCCGACCATGACAAAAACTTCGTCTACACTGTCGGTGCTACTGTGGAAGTTCCGGATTTCGACGATAACAGGTGGAGCGAATGTGCACCGGGTATTCATTTCTTCATCGATCGCAGGGAAGCGGTGGAGTACCAATGACGCACGCCTCCCTATTCAGCGGCATCGGCGGCTTCGACCTGGCGGCCGCGTGGGCCGGCTGGACGAACGTCTTCAACTGCGAGATCGACCCGTTCTGCCGGCGCGTATTGAATACGGGTTTTGCCGTATGTCATTAGCCGCTACGAGCGCGGCATAATCGACGGAAACGGGGATAACCGATAAAATGAAAGCTATGCAGATAAATACAACCTACAACATGAATGCGCTTGCAGCGGCACGATTGCTGCCGGATGAGTCGGTGGACTGCATCGTCACCTCGCCGCCATATTACAGGCTGCGCGACTACGGCGTAGCCGATCAGATCGGGCTGGAAGAAACGCCGGAGGCTTTCATCGATCAACTTGTGGCAGTGTTCCGCCAGCTGCGCCGTGCACTCAAGCCGCAGGGGACGTTATGGGTGAACATGGGTGACAGCTATGCCGGTAGCGGCCGAGGTGCTGGCGACACGAAACGTTCCAGTCAGAAGCAGCGCAGCAATGCGGGGAGTTGGACGGGCGATGCCCATAAAGCGTTCAAGGGCGGAGAGGTCAAACCCAAAGACCTGATCGGGATCCCGTGGATGCTGGCGTTCGCTCTCCGCGCCGATGGCTGGTACTTGCGGCAGGATATCATCTGGCACAAGCCGAACCCGATGCCCGAAAGCGTGACGGATCGCTGCACCAAGTCACACGAGTATATTTTCTTGTTCAGCAAGTCGCCCCGCTATTACTTCGACGCCGAGGCAATCAAAGAACCAGCGACAGGGCGGAACGGCTCGAAATTCGAGGACGGCAAGAACCTGATTAACCACCCGAACGTCGGAAAGATCCGGCAACGCAAACCGGCAGGATGGGACACGGGGAAAGGCAGGCACGGATCATTCCATCGTTCGGGTCGTGCGGAAGCGATTGAATACTACGAGATAGCGCCGGAGGCTTCAACGACGCGCAACAAACGAAGCGTGTGGACAGTTCCCCCGCAGCCGTTCAAAGAGGCCCATTTTGCCACGTTTCCAGAGAATTTGATCGTGCCGTGTATCCTTGCGGGGTGTCCCGCTGGTGGCCTCGTGCTCGATCCGTTCAATGGCTCCGGCACCACGCGCATCGTGGCCAATAAACTCGGCCGAAATGCCATCGGCTTCGAGTTAAATCCCAAATATATCGAAATCGAGAATCGACGCCGAGCTCAGGAATTGGGGATATTCGAAACGATAAATGAATACGAACGATGCAGAAAATAGGCCTCGTAGATGTCGACGGGCATCATTTTCCGAATCTCGCGTTGATGAAGTTGTCGGCGTGGCATAAGTCTCAGGGCGATAGGGTGGAGTTCGCCGACCCGATGTTCGGGCATTACGATCGGGTATACATGTCGAAGGTCTTCACCTTCACGCCCGACTGTCCGGATTATTACCCTTGCGAGGTCGTACGTGCCGGCACAGGCTATAAAGACTACACGACGACGCTGCCCGACGAGATCGAACATTGCTGTCCGGATTATTCGCTGTACGGAGTGGACGAAGCCTATGGCTTTCTGACGCGGGGATGCGTGAACCGCTGCCCGTGGTGCATCGTTCCGCATAAGGAGGGCTCGATCCGTCCGGCATCGCCGCTTCGTGAATTCATCGGCGGCAAACGGCGCGCCGTGCTGCTCGACAACAATGTGCTGGCGTCGGACTTCGGGTTGGAACAGATCGAGGAGATCGTCCGTATGGGTATCTCCGTAGATTTCAATCAAGGTCTGGATGCACGTCGGGCTTGCGACGACGCCTTCATCCTCGACTTGTTGTCCCGCGTGAAATGGATGAATCAGATACGATTTGCCTGTGACCGGATGTCACAGCTGGAACCGGTAGCCGAGTGTGTGAAGGAATTGGGACGTCGAGGTGTTAAGCCTTATCGGATTTTTGTCTACTGCCTGATTCAAGATGTCGATGATGCATTGGAGCGAATCAATGCTTTGCGCAAATTGGGAGTACTCCCGTTCGCCCAGCCATACAGGGATTTTGATAATAACGTCGAGCCGACAAATGAGCAGAAACGGTTAGCCCGCTGGTGCAATCATCGGGCGATTTTCAAGAGTGTGGAATTCAAAAACTATAAAGGATGACAAATCAAGTAACAAGCATCGAACAGTCGAAGTGGCTGCTGGAACTGGGTGTTCCCGATGACAGAGCGTGCATGGTATGGGTGCCTAACTGGACGTTCGATGAACGGACGAGACAGTTCAAACCTACCGGCGATTACAACGTATGCTTCCGATATGCGGCATACAAAGTCATGGATGAGGAATTGATTCCCGCTTTCACGGTTGCGGATTTGTTACAGATGCTCCCGAAGATACTCCACGATAATCGTGGAAACGAGCTACCTATTAACGTGACCACATCCACAGGTTCCAATTGGTGCTTGTTTTATGGGAACTGCTGCGGACATGCTTGGTGGAAAGATTCTGATTCTCTCGTAGACTTACTGATCGAGACTATTGAATGGCTGGTAACGAATGGGTATCCATTAAATGTGTGACAAGATGGCTTTCTTTATTACAGAACCCTTACGAGGCAGCAATGATGTAGTTGTGTCGGTCTACAAAAATACGGGAGACTACGTTGGGAATATAGTTGTTGACCGAGATAAGTGGGGGATGTCGTCCGACGATAAGAGGGATGCCATCATTCAAAGATGCCTCGGTAATAAGAGATGAAGTTGTTGAAATAGCGAGATTCTGACAAAATCTCGAAATAGTTACAGATATGACATTGAATGAGTATCAAGAGCGGGCGATGACGACCTGCATGGAGAGTTGCAAGAATGACACCTACATGTTGTTCGGTCTTATGGCAGAAGTGGGGGAGGTTGCTGACAAAATCGCAAAGTGGAAACGGAAAGGGATCATCCGTATGGATGGTGACAGAGTTGTCTTTTCTGCGCCTCCGAAAGATGCGGGGTACCTTGCTGAGGAACTAATGTACGAAGTTGGCGACATCATGTGGTTCTGCGCTGGTCTTGCCAGACAGTTTGGTTGGAGCTTGGAGAATGTGTGCTGGGCCAACCTCAACAAACTTTCCAGCCGACAGGAACGCGGTGTTATCGAGGGTGACGGAGATAACCGGTAAAATAAAGGTGAATATGAAAGACATTAAATTCAGGGGCAGACGCCACGATAACCCCGAACTGCTGAAAGGAGGTGAATGATGAAAAGCAAAGAAGCAAAAGAATTTATCGACGGGTGTATGGATCATCTCACGGTGGAGATGACAGACCACGCCAAATGGCAGCTCCGGGCTGCAATGACCCGTGCGGCCGAACTCGCCGAGCAGGATACCGAGCAGCTGATGCGGCAAAAAGCGGTAGAGGCATTCAAGTCCTCCTGCGAATACAAGGACGGTTGTGGCGGGATCGGCAGGGATTGCCACCCTGTACTGTGTGAAGATTTGAGATCATTTATCCAAAAACTAAACGAGATATGAAACTGACGAAAAGCGAAGAGTGGATAATATCCTACCTGAAAGGTAAAGACTATGTGTCGCCGTCGGTAATCGGCAAGACACATTCCCAAGCCTTTGGGTTTAGTGAGACACACCACAGCAGTTGGGCTTCGCCTATCTGTTTGCGGCTGGTGAAAAAGGGGTTGTTGCTGCGCAATGATAAGGGGCACTATAAACTGAACGAAATATGAAAACGATTAAAGAACGGGCAAAATCATACGCGCGAAAAGTATGGTGCGGTGGGGTCAGAGACTTTGTCAACCACAAGAAAGCAACTGAATTGGATTTCATCGCCGGTGCACAATCCGAGCGGGAAGAATTGACCCGGTGGCACAATCCGAAGGATTCACCCGAGCGTGGCAAGGACGTGTTATTGAAAATACAACTTGTTGGGAATGACGAACCGATGTATTCCGTTGGATATTGGTATGACTCTTATTTCAGCAATACGTTCGCGCCTCACAGTGAAGTTATCGGCTGGCGGCCGATTTACGAAAACGAATAGAACGATGGACATCTTGATCCCACACGACGGCGAGACGAACGATAAGATCGCCAAAGCGCAGATCGAGGCCGTCGAACGAAAGCAGAACGAATACAAACTGATCGGGCAACTGGTTCGGGTGCCCGGTCATACCCTCTATAAATTCAATACGGCTACACGGACAGCGTCGAGAGCGGAAGTGGAGGTGTCGGCCGATTCGTGGCTGAATCCTGAGAACATGAAGATCGAGAGCGACCGCAAATCGCGTGTCAAGGTTGAAAAGGACTGTTACTATGAGCAGGCATTGAACATAAAGAACTTCATCAAGCGTCTGCGCCGGCGGGGTATCGTCGGAATGGACGAGGAGGTGAAACTCGAAAGGTAGGGAAGCCATGAAACCCAGAGATGAAAAACGTTACTCCCGTCCGGTCGGCGAGCGGTTCGTGTATGAAGGCGAGACCGTAGAGGTTGTAGGGTATGATCGAAATAAAGAGGGATGTGCATGTCGGGATTGTGCGCGTTTTGGCAATTGCTCTTACAACGAGATGACAGGCAACTGTCGTTGGTACGAACGAGAGGATGGGACGGATGTAATATTCCGGAAAGTAGAACAGGTGTAATTGTTTGATATAAAAAGAGGCGATCCCGAAGAATCACCCCTCACCCAAGAACAAAGGTAGTAATTAATTCGGGATTTGCAATGAACCATTTTATCTCAATTCAGGCCGCAGCCGATGAGTACGGCATTTCGACACGTTGGATATGGAAATCGATTCGAGTGGATCGAACACTCGGAGCAGTCGTCCGCAACGGGCGGATCTATCTGCGCCGCATCGAGTGGGAGGCATTTGTCGAACGGCATCCCCGACTGATCGAAGAGTGGCATGATTTACATGCACACCTACAATACCGCTATATCGGGCAATGAAAAAGAGCGAAAAGTTGAAAGAATCGTCTCCCCGATAGGCGATCTTTGCATATATGGGCAAGCTCACGATCAAACAGGAAAAGTTTTGCAATAAGTACCTCGAATGCGGTAATGCGTCCGAGGCATATCGCTATGCTTACAGATGTTCGAACATGAGCGATAACACGGTATGGAATAATGCCTATCTGCTATTACAAAACAGTGAGGTTGCAGCGAGGATCGAATATCTGAAAACTCACCTTGCCGAGGCTGCGGGCATCTCGGCCTTGCAGATCATCCGCGAGCACCAGAAGATCGCCTTTTCGGATGCGACCCGCATTCGTAACGGCTGGATGTCGCTTAAAGAGTTCGAGTCGCTTACGGACGACGAGAAGGCATGTATAAAGTCGATCAATACCAAACAGGTCAAACGGATCGCTTCGAATGGCGATGAGATTGTCGAGGAGTTCGTGAAGATCGAGTGCTACGACAAGCAGAAGAGTCTCGACAGCATCATGAACATGTTGGGTTACGCAGCGCCGAAGGAGGTGAAACTATCCGGAAAGATAGAAAATCCTGCCGTCGCTCCCGTCGTCATTCAAATAGACGCGGAGGATGCGTTGTCGATCGAAAAAACACCGCCTGCCGATGCATCGTCTGCCTGACATCCGCACCTATCGGGGGAAAGTGTATCGTTACCTCATGTATCGGTACATGCAGTACAGGGAACGGGATGCGGTGTTGAAGATTTTTAATGAAGGGTCGAGCCGTTCGGGGAAGACCTACGATGCCTTCGATTTTCTGTACGACATCTGTACGCTCGCACTATCCCCGCTCAATATCTTCGTATATCGAAATACGTTGCAGGCCTGCAAGGAGATCACCCTTGCCGATTTCCGCAAGAAACTGACCCTGCGCGGCGTCTACGATCCCGATGCGATGCGCAGCGAGAATCAACATCCCGACTACTATATCAACAACTCCGTGATCCATTTCCGCGGATTGGACAGAATGGATAGCCGTGAAGGATACGATTGCGACATCATCTACATCAACGAGATGCTGGACGACATCTCGAAGCAGCAGTACAAAAATATCACGATGCGCTGCACGACGATGGTCATCGGCGACTGGAATCCCAAATATACCGAACATTGGGCCTTCGAACTGGAAGGGCAGCCGCACACCTATTTTACGCACACGACATACAAAGACAATCCGTTCTGCCCGCCTGGGGTCATACGAGAAATCGAATCCTATGAACCTACACCGGCGAACATTGCTGCGGGCACGGCCGACGAGTGGCGATGGAAAGTCTATGGATTGGGAATCCGTGCAGCGAAAGAGGGTCTTGTCTATCCGAATATCGACTGGATCGATGAATTTCCGTCCGACCTGGAAAGGGTCGTGTTCGGCCTTGACTTCGGATTTACGAACGATCCTACGGCGCTCGTCCGTCTGGGGCTTCGGGGGCTTGATCTATACATGAAGGAAGAGTTTTATGCACCCTGCTCCGATCCGGCCTTGCTCTACGATGCGATCGAGGGGGTGGTCGGGCGGATGCCCATATTCGCCGACTCGGCGGACAAATACGCTAAAAATCCCGAATCGATGGTCGACGGCCTGCTGCTGCGCGGGCTCAGCGTGGTGAAGGCGAAGAAATATGCCGGTTCCGTAACGGACGGAATTCACATGGTCAAATCGTTCCGCCTCCATATCGTCCGCAGCCGTAATTTCCAAACCGAGGCCAATTCCTATGTGTGGGATTCGGTGAACGGCATTACGATCAACCAGCCGATCGACAAATTCAATCACTTGTGGGATGCGGCCCGATACGCTGTAATGGAGTATCTCTATTGGGTCTGCAACCGCCGAAAATGAAAAAACAGCGAAAAGTTCGGAGAACCCTCTTTTATCGCCCTTACATTTGCTTCAAAGGCTATGTGCAATGAGATTCAGCTTGAAGTGGCGAAGTAAGAGTCAGGACTTGACGACGAAATCGGAGTGCGGAACTCCGACAGCGGAGGAACAGCGGTTCGTCTCTGTGCGCGATTTTCTCTCGGCAATGGGATTGGGCAGCGGTAGTACGATCAACTGCGACACCGTTGCCGGACAGACTATCGCTTACGCTCGGTGCAGCGCGTTGTTTTCGGTCGTGACCAAGAAATCCGCGGCAATTCGCAACGCCCGCTGGTGGGCTGTCGATCCGTCGGACGACGCTCGCCAGGTCGCAGGTCGCACGGAGGAACTGAACAGGTGGAAGCATCCGAATGACTTTCAAACGATCGAAGATTTCACGGCGATGATCGAAGCCTTCAAGGATATTTACGGAAAAGCCTATATTCTTCGCTGGGAGCCGGTCGGTGTGCCCACGGCCTACGAACTCTACGTGATTCCGAATCCGCTTGTTCAGGAGGTGACGACCTCCGAATTCACCGGTTTCCGGCCCGATCCGCAGATCGATTATTATATGGTTTCGATCAACGATTATCAAATTCGTGTCGATCGGGATCAGATGTTCGTCGTGCGGGATTCGGCCTATAATTCGAATATCTTCGGAGCATCGCAGTCGCGTCTGTCAGCCTTGCAGAACGCCGTCAATCCTTTCGTGTCGTCATTCGAGGCGCAGAACGAACTCATCATCAACAGAGGGGCATTGGGTATCATCTCGTTGAACAGCGAGGATTTCCGGACATCCGTGTTGCCGGAGAACAAGGAGGATCGGGAGCAGGCACAAGCGGCCCTGCGGCGATACGGCGTGATGAAGGGCCAATATAAGTACATCGTGACCGGATTGAAGGCTGCTTTCGTGCAGATTTCGGCCAACATGAAGGACATGAATCTCACGGAGGTGCAGCGCAATGCCAAGAAGGAGATCGCCGATGCCTATCAAGTACCGTATGTACTGATCGACACCGAAGGGACGACCTATGCGAATCTTACGGCGGCCGAGGTCAAATTGTACAACGATGCGATCAAACCGGATGCAGAGCGAATATCGGAGGTATTGAACGCGGCGCACGGGTTCGACGGATTCCGCATCGTTCCCTATTTCGATCACCTGTCGATCTTCCAGGAAGCGAAGCGGCTGTATGCCGATTCGCTGACGGCGGCCGTGACGGCTGCCAGCAACGCGATCGCCTCCGGTCTCATTACCGAGCAACAGGGGAAAAACATCATTGCAAACATTCTGGAATAATGGACAAACTACTGTATAAAAAAGTCATGAACCGCGGCGGGGCTTTCAAGCAAGCGCCGATATTGAAGGCCGATGTCGTGGACGAAGAGAAACACATCATTCTCGTGAAGTTCTGTTCGTTCGGAACGGTCGATTCGGACGGCGACATGCTGATGAAGGGCTGCATCAGCAAGAGTATTCAGGAGCGCGGGCCGGCTTCTGCGACAAACCGGAAGATACAATTCCTGTGGCAGCACGAGACGAAGAACCCGATCGGCCGCATCCTGTCGATCGAGGAGAAGGACGACGGCGGATACGCCACGGTGCAGCTCTCGGATTTCGATGCCGTGCCGGACGCTCGCCGCGCATGGGTGCAGATGCACGAAGGGGTGCTCAACCAGTTCTCGATAGGCTATCGGTATGTATGGGACAAATGCGATTACGATCCCGACCTCGACTGCCTGATCGTGAAGGAGATTATTCTGCACGAGATTTCGGTCGTCACCTTCGGCGCCAACGAGCACACGGAGTATATCGGCGACATGAAAGCCTTGGACGACATGGAACGATATGTCAAGGCATTACGGGAGACCGCGCCCGATGAATACGAAAAAGTACACAGCAGAATACTGTCGATGTTCAAAGCCGAGCCGGCCCGCGCGCCACTCACTTCACGCAGTTCGGTATTCGAAAAATTAGGTCAAATCAAAAACTGAAAAACATGGCATTCAAATTCAAGAAATTCGAACTGCCCGACAGCGGGGAGTTCTCGGATGTGGATCGCAAGGGCATGGAATTGCTCGGCAAGCACATCAACGACCAGCTCGAAATGCTGGCCGAGGGGATCAAATCGGAGGAAGAGATCGTCGAGTCGGTAAAATCGTCGCTCGGGAAACTGGGCGTGTCGGCCGAGAAGATCGAGGAGATCGAGAAGGCTCTCAAGGAGCAGGGGAGCGAGATCCGCCGTTCGATGAGCGGTAGCGCCGGAAAGGGCCGCACGATCCGCGAGCAGATCAAGGCGTTCCTTTCGGGCGACGAGGCGAAACGCGCTTTCGCGGAGAAACGCAATACGGCGCTCGAACTGGAGATCAAAGAGGATGCTACGACGATCACCGTGGCGGCCAATACCGCGGCGGTTGCAGCGCTCAACACCGAAGTAGACCGCACGATCCATTACGCGCCGAGCGAAGACACGCGCGTCGTAGAACGGTTGTTCAAGGGAGCTACCAACTCGCCCAATATCACTTGGGTGGATCGCGAGCCCGGCAACGGCGCTCCTGCATTCATCGCCGAGGGGGCCTTGAAGCCCGCTATGGACTGGTCGTATGTCCCTGAGACGTCGACGGCGAAGAAAGTGGCCGTATCGGCCAAAATCTCTTACGAGATGCGCGACGATTTCGACTATATGCAGTCGGAGATCGACAACATGCTGCGCACGTCGCTCGTTCAGGAACGCACGAAACAGCTGCTCACCGGTGACGGCACGGGCGTGAATCTCAAAGGCATCTTTACGGCTGCTGCTACCTATGCGACCACCGCGCTCGACGGGACGGTCGAAATGGCGAACAAGGCCGATGCGATCCGCGCAGCGATCCTCCAGATGCGGAACCTGAACTTCTATCCCGATGTGGTGATGCTCAATCCTTCGGATCGGGCCTCCATCGACCTGACGAAGGATTCGACGGGTCACTACATCTCGGACGAGCTGTTCCGGCTCATCCGCGGGGTGGAGATCGTGGAATCGACTTACGTCAAGGCCGGCGATTTCCTCGTTGCCGATACGAGCAAATGGAACGTTCGCCCGTACAAAGGCATTCGCATCGAATTCGGGTGGGTCGACGACGACTTCCAGAAGAATCTCTTCACGGTCATCTGCGAGGAGCGCTTGCACTCGTACTTCGCATCGGTCGATCAGGGGGCGTTCGTCAAAGGCACGTTCGCGACCATTATCGCCGCCTTGCAGAAACCGGCTGCCGAGCCTTCGGAGAAGGCAGCCTAAGTCAAACAAGTTAAACGAAAAAGAATATGGCAACGAAAGAAGAAAAGACCAATGTGGACTTCAACGATCGCGTGACGGTCTACGGAACCGGCGGCCCCGGCAATACGCTGGAGAAGGGCAAAGCCTATGAGGTGCATCCCGTACATGCCAAGACGCTCATCAAGTTGGGCCGCGCCACCGAGAAACGGTGAAGTAATTTCAGGACGCAGGGGTTTGATCGCCCCTGCGCCCGCTAAATACATTTTCCATGATTATCGACAATACCTATTTCGAAAAGGATCCGATCTACATCTCCGGCATCGCCAATCGGAAGGACGACAAGCCGACGGCGCTCGCTCAGGCACTCATCGATTCGGCGAACTCCTACATCGCCATTTACGAGCCGAGATTCCTCCGCAATCTGTTGGGTGAGGCACTGGCAGAGACGGCGGAGGAGAATCCGCAGATCGTTGCGCTGCTCAGAAACGAAGCGGTCAAGACCTCGCCCATTGCGAACTATGTCTATTTCTACTGGCTGCGCACGCATACTACGGTCGGCACACCGGCCGGCGAGAAGGTGCAGCGTGGGGAATATTCGGACGAAGCGAGTCCGCGCATCCGTGCCATAGAGGTTTGGAACGATATGGTGCGCCAATGCTGCGTCCTGCGGCCGAAGCTCGTCGAACTGGGGGCCGTGCCGGACTATTGTTCGGCAATTTTCGAACCCGCAAACTTATTCGGATTATGATCGTCAAATCGACCGATACCGTTCGGGACATCATCATCGGCAGGGCGGCATTGTTCAACCTCGAAAGCCGTCGGTTTGCAGAAGAGATCAAGAGACGGGCGGAACCGGAATGCTGCGTACTGCATCGGCGGTGGCTGCCGGACAGGCGTATTGCGGCCCGCGATCCGAAACACATGACGATGCGCGATCTGGCGGTGCTGAACGCGACGAACCGCTCCACCGATTACTTCGTCAACGTGTTGTCGCAAATGCTCGGCATCCCGAAAGAGAAGGTCGCGGATTTGCGGTTCATCCGTGCGTACCGCTACTTTCTGCACTGCATGGACACGCTCGCGGCCATCTCGAAGAGATTCGCCGATCTGAAAATCGAACCGACCGACGAGGAGCGGCAGGCGCAGATCGACCGCCCCGACCGAGGCATCGCCGCCGTGGTGCGCAAGTACGTGCAGATCATGAACGGCGCCGTATCGCCCGCGTCGGTCTACGGCATGGAGTGGAGCGTCGTCTACGAAGCCTTCGAGTCGACGACGAACGACGTGATCGAGCAGCGCAATCTCAGCAGGATACAAACCTCTAAAATCAAAAGAAGATGACCGACAACAAGGAATACGAGTACAGGGTCGTCGGGCAGACGCCGCCGGCCCGACGTATCGTGGGAGTGAAGATAAACTCGCTGAACGACCATATCGACAAGGCCGCCGGGGCGTGCGGCTTCGGTTCGTATATCTATGCCCGCCTTAAAGAGACGAACTACATCCTGGGGACGATCACGGAGTATCCGGTCGTCGTGCGGCAATTCTTCGAGACGATCACGCCGACGGATCTCGATGGCGTCTACAAGCGCGCCTCGAAGTTCCTCTTCTGCGGCGACCTCGGCGAAGCGGAACCCGATACCGCGACGCAGGTCATGCCGATCGTCGAGGAGATGATCGACCGCTCGGCGGAGTTTTTCGAGGCATTGCGGGATCGGGGAGTCGAGGTGCAGGTCACGAAGATCACCCCGTTCGCCGCCCGATTCGATCAGCTGGTCTGCGGAGTCGAATGCGAAGCGACGATGACCTATTCGACCTGCAACAATGGATAGGATCGACAAGATACTGCGCTATTTCGATCCGCAGCGATTCATCGAGGTGTGCGAAGCGCGGTTCGATACGCTGCGCACGCAGGTCGTGGCGAATCTGCAAACGAAGACGGGCAGCAGCGGAAAGCGGGTCAACAGCCTCGGCGTGCCGGAGTGGGCCACGGGTGCTACGGCGGCATCGCTCCAAACGCAGGTCGAACAGAACGACGACGGTTTCGAAGCGGCGTTCGTCGGCCGGCAGGGGATCGCCGGCGTCGACGAGGGACGTTCTGCGGGCGATGTGCAGGCGCAATACGCCTCCTTCGATGCTTTTCTCCTTGCGATCGAACGATGGGCGCAGGCCAAAGAGGGGCTCTACGGCATCGAGGAGATCGACGCCTACGCCGTGGCGGCGAACGTATGGAGCAAGGGCACGGTGCTCTACCGCGAGGGCGGCGGTACGGAGATTCTGTTCGACCTGTTGCAGCCGGCCGTGGACGACATCGACCGGCAACTCTCCGAGCAGCTCGACCGCAGCGTGTTTACGATGTTGAATGAAACAATCAGTGATTATGCCTAAATATAGATTAACACCCGCCATTTCGCTGGCGAGAAACTACAATACGGTCGGAGTCAGCGAAGCGCCGACATACAATGCGGCCGTTGTCAAAGTCGGCGGCTATACGTTGGTGCGTTCGATCATCAACGGTTCGGCCGTATTCCCGATGGACGATCTGTTCGAAATCATCGCACAGGACGGGAATGCGCAAACGACGATCAGCCTCGAAGTAGACGGGCAGGCGATCGCCTCGTCGCCGCTCTATCTGCTCAAAGGGGCGTCGGCGCGCGCGATGACGAACAATGCGCAGGCCGATACCCCGATCAGCTGGCCCCAGCCGTCGAAGATCGTGGTCTTTCCGGCGTTCGATTACAGCGAGCAGATTCTCGTCAACTCCTATACGGGCGCCATGCAGGACTTCGCTTTCACCGATGCCGACAGCGGCCGGCGGGAGGTCTATTCGCGTGTCGATCCCGTGTTCTCCCTTCCGATGACCTTCTTCCGCGAATTCGGAGGCGGCGAGCGGCAGTTGATCGTCTCGACGGGCGGCACGACCGGTGCCGTGAAGAGCGCGCGTCTGACGGTCGTGGTGAATCCTTGCGACAGCGGATCGTTCGTGCGCTGGCGCGATGCAACGGGATTGATGCGTTACTTTCTCTGGCATCCGACCGAGCGCGTCGACGACGTATCCGAAGACGAGACCTTCGAAACGCTCTCCGAGAAACTGACACCCGAACGCCACCGCACGATCACGGCGACCACGACCCATACGCTCCATAGCGGACTGGTCGACCGCGAACTGTTCGACCTGTGCGCATCGATTCTCTCCGGACGTGAGGTGCAGCTGTACGACGCCCGGCGGAAGGTGTGGATCGACGCCTATGTCGAAGACGGCGACATCTCGCGGACGAATGCCTGCATGCAGGACTGCGCGGTAGAACTTTCGATAAAGCACTTGACGCTATGACGAAGGAACTCTACATAAACGGTCAGTTGTGCGATCTGGAAGATACGCCGTCGCTGATCTTCCAGTCGCCGGTCTTCAACGATCTCGACGTGATCCAGAGCAACCGCAGCGCGGAGATCAATCTGCCGCTGACGCCCCGCAACCGCAAGGCCTTCGGTCTGATCGACCGCATCGACATCTTGGACGATTCGGCGGTATACGGGAAGCATTCGGCAGCGTACTACCTCGGCGGCTTTCCGATCTTCACGCGGGGGTATGCGATGGTTACGGACGTAACCGACACGATCAACATCACACTCGTGTGGGGCAACATCGACAACTTCCAGCCGTTGTTCGACGCTTCGCTGCGCGATCTGCGCGAGCAGATCATCGAGGTGGCGGGAGCGGATTATGTCGAGTGGAATGAGAATACAAAATATGTAGATCCAGATGAAACGACATTGGCAGGATTTATCCAGATTGATTTCGGGGCAGGACGTAATATCAATTATTCGCATCCGTCCGTACAAGTATCCGCGATCTTGGATGCCATACAGAAATATCACGGTATCACGATAGAGAATATAACCCGTTTGAGCCAAACCAGCGACAAACATCCGATGATCGTTCCGCTCGTGTCGAAAAACTCGGGGCCCGATAGTTGGTATTCGGATCGGTTCGAGGCAAGTTCCGCGCATTATGGTAATTCCGGTTCCAGTAATACCGCGTTAAAATTTAGAGAAATAGTATCCGACAAGCGGTCCATTTTGACAGACCAGAATTATGCGATCGATGTCTCGTCCACCAAGACTATTGATGTATCCATCATTAGCTATTCATCCGCCGTCTTTTTCCCCGGTATGCGGGCAGCGTCGGCATCGCCGACGTTAAAACTTAGAGGAGACTCGGGAAATGGGACATCGGAAGTGTTACTATCGGTGGAAGGTATCGACACGGGGTCCGGGATTCGTTTCGGCGTGAAACCCGATCTATTTAATAATGTCGAGGTAAATGTCGAAGACTACGATACAGTTCGATGGATTCTAAGTAACGCCGTCACAATTGACGCAACGACAAGTGATGAGTTTACAGTTGCAGCGAAATTTATTATCACGCCCCATTTCGACGACATCCAATTCCCCTCTCCGTTTCCGATAGCCGAGAACCTGCCGGATATGACGCACGCGGAGTTCCTGTCGGCATTGATGACAATGGCCGGACTTTTCGCCTATCCGGACAGTTCGGATAGCAATACGATCCGCATGATGTCGCCCGATCAGTTCTATAATTCGACGGAGACGATCGACTACGACTACCGCATCGTCGGCTCGGGAGACAACCGGACGCCGAACACGCAGACCGACAGACGAATCGTCGACAGTCATCTCGACGCAACGATTCAGGATTGGAGCCGCAAAGTGATTCTGAACGATCGGGGCGAAATCTGGCGGCCGGAGGGGACGGAGTTCACGATGGGGGATTATGCCCAGACCAACACGCTCGACTACGACAACGACGAGGATGCCGAGATGTTGAACACGCAGGGTATCATCTCCATCGACAACGAGAACATCGAGCGGGAGAATGAATTGGTATCGTTGGATTTCTCGGCTTCGGCCAATAGAGCAGGTTGGAATACGGATCACTCCGATTGGCCATTCGCTTTTGTGCCTTGCTATGAGGAACAGACAGTCAACGGAGCAAAGGAGGTAAATTACTCTGCTCCTTCTGCCCGTATTCTTGCCGATGTGAATACGACGATTGAAGACGGAAACGGTACGGTAGGTCGTTACAGGCACGGCCTATTCCCCCGCACGATGTATTTCGGCGGGTCGGAGGGTATCGTGGCGAAACGGTATGCAGACTACCAGCGGATCCTGAAAAAGTTCCGCATGATTACGGTCTACGTCAAACTGAGCGTGGCCGACATCTGCAATCTCGACTATACGCGGCGGGTTTACCTCGACGTGTACGGATGCTATTTCGCCATCTACTCCGTCACGACCGGTGAGGACGGTATATGCGAGTGCAAATTGATTAAACTGTAAAAAATAGAATAGCAATGATTAAAATACCGATAAGAGTAATCACGATGCCTACTATGAGATCGCCGGATCCATCTTTTTCTTTAAAAGGAAGGTTTATATTCTCATTTTCATCTGATTTCAGAAAATGTTCCGTAAGTCGCCGTACATCGTTCGTCATTCCCCAGAGTTTGAAGAAAAGAACGATTTGCAGAATGCCGAATATCAGCATTACGATTCCGATGATTGCATAGATGTCAGCCATGATGATTTGAGATTTGGTTGAGAACAAAGATACGCAAAAACAAGAAACTGTAAAATTATGGCTACACAAGATTCGATCGATAAGATTATTAATATTCGCTTCAATTATAAGGAACTCGTTCAGGGTTGGGTAAAAGCCAACGAAGCGATTGAAGACAATAAGAAGATTTTGGCCGACCTCAAAAAAGAGTACGAGACCGGCCAGATTTCGCTGTCCGATTATAAAAAGGCACAATTAGAATTGAAGTCTACCACAAAAGCCTTGACGGATGAACAAAGACAGTATGAAAAAGAGATTCAAAATAACATTAAGGTCGAAAAAGAGCTTGACGGGTCTTTGAATCAACTACGCGCGAATCTGAACGGCCTTATTGCGCAGTATGGAAGGTTATCAGCCGCCGAACGCGAAAGCGCCAGCGGGAAAGCGTTGGTAGATCATATCAAAGCGCAGCGTGACGCCGTTAAAGAGGCGGAGGCCGCAATCGGCGATTATCGTTCGAATGTCGGCAATTATGAGAATGCCATTCAGAACACGCTTCCTGTTGGAAACAATTTCTTGCTACAACTTGCGCAAACGGCTCAAAATGCGGGAGGCATTACGAATGTCATTAAGGGTGCAGCAGGTGCCATTGGGTCTCTTGTTAAACAGATGGCGGCATTCATTGCTACACCTATCGGAGCTGCTATTGCTGCTATCTATGCCAGCTATCAGGCGCTATCGTTTTCCATTCGGGAAGTAAATGCCCGTATTCAGGAGAACGAGGAACTGTTTTACAAAAATCAGAAGGCGATGTCCGCAGCCGATGCGTGGAATGCGGCCTACACCAATTCGATTGACAGGATGGGCGAAGCGACGGTAGAAACGACATCGAAATTAAAACTTTTCTGGACGCAGTTAAAAATCCTTGCGAAAGATATAATGCACTCGGGGTTTATAGGTGGTTTTATTAGCTTCTGGGGGCAAGGTGTTGAAGCCGATAAATTACAGAAAACATTCAACGAGTTAGCCGCTAAACAGGAAGAACGAAACACCAAATACAGGGAAGGCGTCGTAAGGATTGCAGAACTCGAAGCGGAAATAGCGGATGCGCGACTGAAATCGAACGATAAATTGAAAAACTCGGATGCGGAACGTGCAAAATATGCACAGGAAGCAATAGACAAGACGCGGGAAATGTTCAGAATCAAAAAGGACATCGCCCAGTTGGATCTCGAGATCGCGAAATTAAGTGCCGAACCGACTAAGAATTCAGTTGGGACAAACGACAAACTTGCAGAAATGGAAGCGGGGTTAAAACGGCTAGATGCTCAGGAAAAATCCGCTCTGCGGGAATTGCAAGAACGTCTGAATGAAACCGATGCAAAAGCAACCCAAACTGCCAAAACCCGCGCCAAATCCATCAAGGAAGCGAAAGATGCGGCCCTCAAAGCGGAGAAGGATTATTTCCAACTCGTCCAGCAGATGCGTACCAAGACGAAAGAGAGCGAGTTAAAAAGCATTTCGGAGCAAAACTCGGTTGCGAAAAAATCGGCAGAAAAGCGAATCGGCGAGATCGACATCCTGCTGAAAACCGCCGAAGGAGAGCAGGCGGCGTGGCTCCTTCAAGAGAAAGAGACGCTGAACAAACGGATATTGGCTCTGGACGAAAAGTATCAGAAAGACCGAATATCCGTCGAGGCAAAATACAGCGAGGAGGCGTTGCGCAAGGAGTTGGCGCGTGAGGAGGCGCGCATCAGGGCCCGCCTCGGTATGGATGCCCAGATGGACGCCCTGGCTCGTGCGCAAGTCAAGAACGAGAACTATTCCGACCTGAAAAGCGAGGATAATGGGAAACGTCTCTCCGCGCAGCGGGCGATCGCGCAGGAGGAGCTTCGCATCGCTATGGATAAATACCAGGCACTGCTGAGTATGGACGAATCAACGAAAGAATCTCTGTATGATTCGGATGTTGCATACCAGACGGCCGTTCTCAATGGTGAAATGGCGGTTCAGGATGCGAAATTGGAGACGGCAAGAATTACCAAAGAGCAGGCCGAATATCAGCTAAACACCACATTGACGGCGATGTCGACGATCAGCGGTGCGGCAGCCAATCTGTTCAATACGCTGGCCGAAGATAATGCGGAGTTTGCCGAGTTCGCAAAACTGCTGGCGCTGTTCAATATCGGTGTCAATACGGCGTTGGCGATCTCCGAAGCGATTGCAGGCAATGCCGCGCGGCCGATCAAAATGGCGGCTGCGATTGCGGCTGTCCTTTCCGCTATTGCGCAGGCGTACCAAGTTTTGAACCAAGCCGAGAAACCGGCTACGCCGAAATTTGCCCGCGGCGGTCTTGTGACCGGCCCCGGCACGGGTACGAGCGACAGCATCCCTGCGCGGCTGTCCAACGGCGAGGCCGTGATGACGGCCCGTGCGGTCGTGGATTGGGGGCCGGTGCTCTCGATGATGAATGTGTCGAGCGGCGGCAACGCCATTCCGACGCGGCATCTTCCGGAGAAGAGTTCGGGGATGCGTCAGATGGAACAGATGTTCGAGCGCGTGATGCGCCGACTTCCGAACCCTGTCGTGACGGTCAGGGATATAAACAACGGTCAGCGGCGGGTCAAGGTGCAGGATGAGACGGCGCGCTACGCCGGACGCAAAAGGTAAAAAAACAGCGAAAAGTTCGGAGGAACCCTTCCTGCGTATCCTATATTTGCTTCAAACACGAATTAACCCTTTTATAATAAATTAAAAAAACAATGGCAGAATGTATCAATGATCTGGCAGGCGATATCCTGCAAGATTGCAACACGGTCTATGGGGTGGGCGTCGAGAAGATTGCCTATCTTATCAAGAAGTCCGATCTGGACGAATCGGCGACGACCTACACCAAACCGAAGATCACCAAAATCGCACTCAAATCCGGCAAGAGGGCCTATCGGTTCTCGATTCCCTCCAAAACGCCCTACAACGGGCTGATCTACGAGGATCAGAACGCCGAAATCGGCATCGCCATCAACAAGACGCTGCCGCTGCGTATGCTGGCCGACAGCCCCGCGAACTCGCAGAACATCGAGGCGTTCAAGAACGAGGACTGGGTCGCTATCTACGAGAACAAGGCGAAGGGTGCGGACGGCAGCCAGGCGTTCTGTGTGATCGGCTACGAACAGGGCGCATCGATGCAGAACGTGACGCTCGACAAGTACGGCGACGGCTACAACGGAGGTTGGGGCGGCGACCTGATCGAGCAGAACGCACCGACGCCGCAGATCTTCTTCAACGCCGGCGGTATCGACGCTTCTCGCGCCGCGCTGGAAGCATTGTGTACTCCGGCCGAATAGGGGGTATGCAACCGTTGGACTGGTACATGGAGAGGTGCGCATCGGGCACCTCTCTGTGCATGGAAGAGAAGAAGCGGATCGAATCGGATTATCGGGAAGTGTTCGGGCGTCCGATGCTTTCCGATTTCAGCGGCCGGTGTCCCAACCGCTTCCGTGATGCGGCCGCGATGATCGCCTCCTATTTGCAGAAGGAGCAGAAAGGCGCAAACGGCGGTTACATGCTCAAATCCGGCATCGTGATCCGCTATCGCGGAAAACTCTACACACACTTGAATCTGACGGCCGCAGCGGCTCGGCATCATCTCAGACAACATCCGTCCAACGTACACGATTTCCTGCGTCTGGGCGATCTACCCAAAACCGAATGACACTATGGCAAATTATAAGATCAAAGACTTACAGCAAGCTCAGACCCTGAACGGTGCGGTTGCGTTAGAGATTCAGGACGGGGATAGCACATCCACCTTCGCCACGCTCGACCAGATCGCCGAGTTTCTGGGGAACACAACCCCTGTGGTGTTGTTGACCAAAGCCGGCCCCATAGACGACAGCTATCTGCCCGATATGTCTGCCTCTGAAATCGCGGCAGCATACGATCGGATCGTTGCGGATCCGATTCACACGGTACCTGTTGTCAGGATTCCCGATAACGGAGGACAATACCTCGTACCGTCAGGATATGGAGTGCATGCCGATACGAAGGCCGTCATCGGATATTATGCATCGCAGACATACGTGCTCCCGTCCAGTCTTACGTTGACATCGGAAACATTTACCTTATCGAGACTGCCGTATACGGCATCATCGATGGAGTGGGCCGATCTGCTCAATAACACGGCCCTTCCCTCCGGTTATCTTGGCATCGATAGCGACAGTACGAGCGAAGAGATCAGTGCGGCCGTCGGGGGTGTAGACGCATTCAGCAAGTTATGCTCGAAGTTGCTCAGGCGAAACTGTATCGTCGTTGTGTCGACCGATCCCGCTGCGGCGAACAGGAGTGCATCTATTCCTGTGATAGTAGATGTAAATAGGAGTGTTGGTCTGCCACTGAAAATAACACTCGAAATCGAATATATATCTTCGGGGGAATACATTGCATTGACCATTACAGAGTCAGGAGGCACCTTTTCGGCGATGCGTACCTCTGTGTCCGTATCGGATATTCCCGATGCACTCGCCGGCAAAGCCGACCTCGACCCCACGACGGGCTTCGTCGAGTCGTCGCAGATAGCCCCTTTGCAGGGGCGTCAGACGGGCGTAAATACCTCGGATGGATATTTTTCGTCAGACGCTCCGGCATTGTTGTTCGAAGGGGATCGGACACATGAAATGTGTTTCACGACAGGAGATGACGTAACTACGGATCAAAGGCTATTTACGACTGCAAGGGGCTCCCAAAGCAACGTTCAAC